ACACACCACTTGAACTTATTTGGTCTGTATTATCGATCAATACCCACTTGTCTTCACTATTAACCTGTTGCCAACGTGAAATGATAGGATATTGTTCTAGGTCTGCTGTGCTGATCCACAAATCACCATAAACTAATGCAGTACCATCACTCTGAGTAGTTGGTTCACTTGCACTAATAATTGGACCGTTCGGATCTGTTGCATTTACACCACTAGCAGCAGGGAATCCATTTTGGTCATAATTTACATTACGATAACCTCTCCAACCTGCTACAGTGTTTACCATGATATCTACTTCGTCAACGACACTATAGAACCAGTTTGTATTATTTGCAGGTGACTGAACTGGTGCTCCCTCGTTTGCAGTGTAGTCAAAGTCTACCCAGTTACTTAACTGAACAGTGTAAACTAATGGTGCTGTTCCTGAACCTGCTTGCAAGGTAATTGCTTCTACAGCGCCGGAACCATTAACTTGTGTGACAACTCCAATTACGTTGTTCACTCCTGCTGATCCGCCCAATACTGCGCCACTGAATGTTACTGTATCACCCACCTCATAGTCTGATCCAGGATCTACAAAAGTGTTGGTAAAATAGTATTTGCCTTTATTTTGAACGATTTCTGTCTCAAGGTCTATGCCTGAACCGGATGTTGATAATGGGGCAACTGAGTAACTTATAAATGGTGAATATCCGTACTTAACACTAGGTGTATCGAAGGGTACAAAACCTGCTTCTGTACAGACACCATTTGATTTGCCATAATTTGGATCTGTTGTTACATTAACAGTATCGTCAAGCAGGATAACACCACCTTGAGTATGTGTTAATTGTATTGCTCCTGAAGTAGTTACTGATGCTTGTGTGAATGGAATATTTGCTGCTGAAAATGCAGTAACAAAATCGATTGCATCAGCTTCTGCAGGCAATGAAACTTCATATACACTTGAGTAAACAAAACTTCCAGGACTGCTTACTAAAACTTTAAAAGTAGTTTGAGCAAACGCCTTTCCTGTTCCTGTTCCTGCACCAGTAGCAGTAAATGTAACACCAACCGTGTTACTACTTGCCCCAATTGCTGTAAAGTTTGTAGTACCTACAGATGTAATTTTATATACTCTACCGATAACAAATGATCCAGCATTAACCAATGGTGTAAAGCTAGGTTCAGTGTTATTACCTGTGACAACTGTGGGCCCTGATACTAGTCTTTTCCAGAAATATATTGGGGAATTTACAAATGAAGCCCCTACATTGTTATAATCATATTGAGCATAAACTGTTCCAGCTGGAATATTTTTTCCACCGGATGCATCTAACATTGCATTTGCTCTAGCATCAGAAAAGAAAATACCTACATCTTTAGCAGACCAGCGTGCTGTGGTGGAATTGAACTCTGACATAACTGGACTAAATCCATTACCGGCGCTTCCCATCTTTAACCATACTGAACCAGTTGGTCTTGGTCTTGTTTGACTTGAACTCCAAAGTGGCATTTGAGCAGCGTTGCCATAAATTACTTCTGGTTGGTAATATGTGTCAGCGGGGATTCCTAAAGAAGTTAATACTCCGGGAGATGATGCTGATATTTCTAAGTAAGAAAGGCTAGATGTTTGGTTTGTTGAATAGATTGCTAATCTAGCACCTTGCATTACTTGTGCGCTTAAATTTGCATAATTCAATGCATTTATTGCACCTGCAACATCTTGAACAGTGTCACCGGTGCCAATTACAATTGATGCGGTAAATTCACCGGACACATCAATATTTAATGTACCAACGGTTAATGTAGGATTAGACGTTGTGCTTACAATTGTAGGTACGGATTTTAACCATGCATAGCTTCCTACTTCTACCCATACGTTGTTTTGATTTTTGTAAAAATATGTCTTTGGACTTGCACTTGAGGGTGGGTCATAAGTAGGTATTGCTACTACTGCATAATTTCCAATATTACCTACTGCTGCTGAAGGGAAATTACCATCTAAATCTGTGTCATCGGTAATAACAATAGGTATTTGCTTTGTAAATTGTTCGGTCGTGAAATTCCATTGATAAATTCCCCATTCAGAATTTGTTGTATCTAACCAATAAGAACCATTTTCAGGATTGCCGATTGGTCGACCTGTTTGTCCAACTAAGCTTGCTAAATCAATATCGGCGCGTAAAACATAGCAACGATTTGTTACACCTAATAAACTATATGCTGCTAACAAACCGTATTCATTTAATTCGTAACCTTGAATTGGAGAACCATTTGTTGATGTATAGAAGAAAGGGTTTCCGTATAAAGTAACAAGATCGCGTTGACTTGTAACTTGAAATAATTTGCCTGCATTTGACGCAGTAGTTGCTTGGGCAATACCAACACCTGCTGGATTTGCCTTATTTTGTGCTGTAGCTAACACAACTAGAGGAACTGAATTTGTTGGGGCTGGAAGATATTGACTTTGATCAATAACGGTAACTTCTACGCCAGGAGATGTTAATGCCATTTTGTTTTCCTTTAATGTAAAATTATGAGGTTTACCACCTATAATGCATATTATTATTTAGCAAACAATATAAAAAACAAGGTGTTTGCGTACCTTAATAAGGTTTTCATAAATACAATTATGAATGATAGGCCTATTTGTCCAATATGCAATAAGAATCACTGTGCTGTGAATTGCATTAAGAATAACAAACGGTATTATAGAAAATGCTGTGATATGTGTGGCAGAATGAAAGCTAAGATTCCGCCAAGAAAACCAAAATGGACAAAAAGTGGATACAAAAAGAAAGCCACATGCGACTTATGTGGCTTTCATAGTGTTTATCCTACACAAATTGCGGTATTTCACATTGATGGAAACTTAGAAAACATTCAACTAAGTAACCTAAGAAGTATCTGCTTAAACTGTATTGAAGTAATTAAACGAAAAGAAGTTAACTGGCGCAGGGGAGATTTACAAGTTGATTATTGATTCAATCTTTTTGTGTAAATCATCTATTGAACCATTATTGTCAATATAGTAATCATACTTCAATCCTACACTAGAATATTCACTAGCATGAACTTTGTGTTTTTCTAAATTTTCTTTGGCACAAACTAATTTACTAGAACTATATTCTGTTATTCCCGTGTTCAACACAACCGCGTCATCGTACCATATAGGATTGGGGCCACGTGAAACTCTTATTGTTATTCCGCCAGCAGATTTAATTGCATTGATTTCGTTTACAAATCTACAATCAGTGATTACAAGGTTATCACTAGTTTGACGCAATTTATTTTCTAAACTAGCTACCCAAATATCCTTATGAAATCCAGTACGACAAACCTCAGTTCCCCAATATTGTAGTACCCACCTTGGAGTAATTTCCATGCCTAAACGATTAGACCACCAATGATCAGGTTGTTCTCTCCAATCTCTACTAGCCTTTGTTTTTCCCTCTAAAAGCTCTCGGTCCCAGCCAAATATCACTGACACGGCATCCTTTAAACTTCCTGCAAAACTTGTTCTTTTAAATCCATGAAAATCACAAAGATAGTCGGCAATAGTGTCCTTGCCCGATGAAATTAATCCGGTAATTCCTATGATCATATGAAAACTCCTGATATATACTTAGTATACAACAGAAGTATGTTGAAAGAAAGTGTTTAGGCAACCGAAAAATGGTCTTTACTTAGTGGACTTGTAGCGACTACTTTACCGGGTAGGCCTCTTTTTGAATTTAATTCGTCATAGACATTATCGCCCACGCCATCTTCCGGATCTACTTTTAGTATAGATATAGGAACATTACTAACTTTTAAAACAGTATCGCAACCTTTTTCTTGTGCAAACCATAACGCATCATCTGGATCAGTTGTTAAATACAAATATCTTGACTGCCCCATATTTGCACCGGAAATGGCTGTTCCAGGTTGCCAACCATTTGCTAATAATATTTTAGCAAACTCTGAACACGTTCCGTGATATAAAGTGATGGTAGAATTATCTTCATGAAAAAGATCACTAATCTTCATTTAACCTTGAATCCATGTCAGAGGTTGAGAATAATCTTGATATTTACGCAAGTCCTCAATAAGTGACTCTTGTAGTGCCTTTCCTTCTGCTTTTAATGCAGTACCATTTAATGTTGTTCCGCCACCTGGACCAGCAATAGAACTAAATTTCTCACGCGCCTCACCAATAATCATTTTCAAAGTTGCTAGAGTAAAGTCACCTAACCAAACACCAGCGCCCGGATCTTGTATTAGTTCAACTACAGGGCGCTGTACATCAGCCCAAATAAGAATTCTTTCTCCTGAACCTTTAAAGTCACGAACAACTTTTAATACCTTTGTAACAGGATTGAATGTGTAATTCAAATATCCACCGAACATTCTAGCAGCCAATTCTACATAACCGGCATAAAAATCATATGTTGCCATGCCGCCAGTATAGTTATAGTTCAATAGGTATGTGTTAAGAATAGCACTTGAAAAGGGATCGAATGCTGTGCTGCTAGGTCCTGTTTCTAGACCAACAGTTCTTCTATATAAACATCTTACATTAATGAATTCTTGCGGTAATGTATAAGTGTCAACATTTTTTAACACTGTCATCAATGTGTATGATTCTACTGTAGCGTTTTGCGCACGTTGACGGTACAATTTTACAGCATAATTAAATGCTGCTTCATAATGTTGAGGATCTAGTTCTAGATCAATTATTCCATCACCCAAACGCAAGGCAATGTTTCTAAACAAAGCCTGTTTTAATTCATCTTCGGTAAGATTGGTTGGTGTAGAAAGTACATTTGCTGTCATAATAAGTCCCTGATGTTAGTATTTATCAGGGACTTATTATTATTGCTTAAGTTTAAAAATAAGAAACAAATGTTTCAACTCATGTTGCCATGGATTTTTTATTCCATAAGCCAAATGTCCAAATCTAACATCTGAGTCAATGTAATCGATACCTTTAACCCTAACATCTCCTGTAATAGAAGTCAATGCGACACCGTCGGGAATTTGTTCAAACTCCTCTGGGGTTAGTAGGTACAATCCATCTTGTCTTTCATCCCACTTGACCATGTTAAAGATCACCTTCTTTACGGTTTTCTGAATAAAAAGCATCAAAATGACCGCCGGGGTATCGTGCTTCAAGCTTCTTTACATTCTCACTAATGACTTCATTAGGGTCATAACCGAGGGCACGACATGCATTGATCCAATACCAAATGATATCACCAAGTTCCCGCTTCATATGGAAACGATTTTCTTCATTAAAGGGCTTTCCTTGGAACAACATCTTTTTAACGATTTCGTTAAACTCCCCGCCTTCACTTGCCAGACCAATACCTGCGGTAGCAAGTAGACTGATGTTAAGATTAGGCTCATTATCAAGTTCTTGCAGACGCCTAATTAATAGTTCAACATGATTACTAGATCCGCTAGTAACTGCTTGGACAAAGTCTTGATACTTGTTTAAGTCAATTTTTTGTGTCATTTCATCTCCATAGTTTAAGTAGTCCCACAAATTCGGGAAATTCAATATCAGGGCGGGGCATTAATACCACTGCCACCTCTTGTCCGTTTAATCGGCTTTCAGTAACGACGATTGAATCGGACACTCCCTTGAGCATTGCAAATTCAGCAAGGGTAACTTGACAAGTAACTTTTTTGAAGCTTTGATTAAGCCACTTTTTGTAATTTTCATTATCCTGGTACTTTAAGTGGCACATTAAACTTGCATGTGCTGCTGAATTCATTGCTATGCCAACTGGTATATCTTCCTTGATACAAATATACATCTTCATT